GAATGGACATGAAGCCCCATACACAGAGAGTCCTCCCTATATACATGTATGAAAAAAAATAACTTTATATATATAGGGAGGCAAGCCACTGACTTCGTTGGGCTTTTTTCGGCTTTCATATATTCCATCGCGATTAAATTTGAAAGGCCGTGCACAATGTTGACAAAAGGTTGCCTCTAAAATAATGATGGAGCCGGGTTAATCACAGGAGGAGTTATGACCATGAAGAAATTGCGCGTGCTGGACTTGTTTTCCGGCATAGGCGGGTTCAGCCTTGGGCTTGAACGAACAGGCGGGTTTGAGACAATAGCATTCTGCGAATGTGAGGATTTCCCGCGCCGCGTGCTGAAAAAGCATTGGCCAGATGTCCCATGTTTTCCAGACGTAAAAGAATTGAGCGGCTCGGACATTTATGGGCCAGTTGACGTTATCACTGGTGGGTTTCCGTGTCAGGACATATCAACAGCAGGAAAAATGGCGGGCATAAAAGATGGAACAAGAAGCGGACTGTGGAGTGAGATTGTCAGACTTTCTGGCGAATTACGACCCAAATACATCATCGTGGAGAACGTCTCAAACCTGCTTGCTGGCCCTTTCGATAAGCGAGGCGGGTGGTTTGGCCGAGTTCTCGGAGACTTGGCCGAATGCGGGTATAATGCTGAATGGCACAACATACCGGCAGCAGCCTTGGGCGCACCTCATCGCAGAGAGCGTGTCTGGATTATTGCCTACCCCTTGCGCTCGCGAGGGGCGCGATTGGTCACGCGGTCACATCTTGGCGAGATTGGATCGTGGCGATGGCGTGGCGAAGCGGATTTGCGCTCTTTGCAACCATACCAGCGAGGAAACAACTGGCCTCAACCCCTCATTCGCAGAATGGATGATGGGATTTCCAACAGGATGGACAGACTTAAATGTCTAGGCAATGCGGTAGTTCCGCAAATACCTGAGATGATTGGGAGAGCGATACTTGAAGCAGAAATGGAACAGGCATCATGACCACACACGACCACGCAAAAGCCTATGCCGCGCTCGGCTGGGCGCTGGTTGCTATACCGGCAGGCAGCAAAGGCCCAACGACATTCGGATGGCAATCCAAGGGCGCACCACCTGATCACTGGGCCAATAATCCCACGCATAACATCGGCCTGCTGCATGGGCTATCCGGCACTGTCGCTCTGGACATAGATCATATGGCCCATAGCCGCCTTATTTGTAAGGCGCTCAACATCGACCTTGATGCCATCCTTGCATCGGCTCCCCGCATCATTGGACGGGCGGATCGAGGCAAGGCGATCTTCAAAGCGCCTGCCGATCAACTAACCACGCGCAAGATCGCGTGGCCGGTGCAAGGTGGGCCGCGCAAGACCGAGGTCATATTCGAACTGCGAGCAGGCTCTGTGCAGGATGTTTTGCCACCATCAATCCACCCTGACACCGGCAACGCATATCGCTGGGAAGGCGATTACACAGCACTACCTGCACTGCCGGAACAGCTACTCACCATCTGGCGAGAGTGGGATCGTTTTAGGCCGCAGATCATGTCGCTATGCCCGTGGGCTTCTAATCAATCCGAAAAACAACCCACGCTGCGCAAGCGCCAATCGGACCAGCCCAGCGTGATTGACGCTTATAACAAAACCGTGAGCATCACCGACGCACTAACCAAGGCCGGATACAAGAAGATCGGCACGCGCTGGCTTTCGCCTAATTCCGGAACAGGCATTCCCGGCGTCATCGTGTTTGATGACGGAACGGCCTACAGCCACCACGCATCCGACCCATTCGACCCGGCCCATTCATTCGATGCCTTCGAGGTGTATTGCCAATTCGAACACATGGGATCGGTGAACAATGCCGTGAAGGCCGCAGCCGACTGGCTGCAAATGGACAGCCTGCCAGAAGTCAAATTCGAGGACCGCGACAAGGAACGCGATTACCTGATGCACGGCGCGAAGGTCGCGGAGGCATTTGCAACCCGAAGCGAAATCCCGAAGCATCTTTTAACCATCCCCGGCGTGCTTGGCGAGGCGGTTGAGTTTTCCAATCGAACAGCTACCAAGCCGCAACGGCAATTCGATGTGCAGGCTGCATTGGCTCTGGGCAGCGTGTGCATGGGGCGGCGATGGATCACCGATTATGACAATATGAGCAGCCTCTACTTTCTCAATGTCGGTCTGACCGGATCGGGAAAGGAACATGCCAACCGCACGATAAATCGGATATTGGAAGCTGCCCAGTTGCCGGAGTTGATTGGACCGTCGGGCTACACATCGGCGTCAGGCATCCTGTCTGCGCTGCACGCCAAGCCGGTTCACATCTCGATCATTGACGAATTCGGCAACATGCTCACGTCAGCATCGGCCAAGGGCAATCATCACAAACGAGACGGCCTGTCGATGATGATGGAGGCATTCGGGCGGCAGGTCGGTGTGCTGCGCAATACCGGCTATGCCACGATTGGCCTGACCGACAGCCAGAAGAAGGCAATGGATGTTGCAATACATCGGCCCAGCTTGACGATTCTTGGCATGACAACGCCAAGCACATTCTATGAGGCGATTGGCGGCAAGGACATTGCGAGCGGCTTCCTGAACCGTTTCCTGATCGTGGAGAGCAATATCGGGCGACAGAAGACAAGCAAGCCAAAAGGCGCGGATGTGCCGGAGGCGTTGATTAATTGGTGCCGGATGGTGGCTACGGCTGATGGTGGCGGTGGCAATCTCCAAGACATTGGGCCGGAGTTTCCGCCGGAGCCTGTCTATCTGGAATTCGGACCAGATGCGATACGGCTGATGGACCAATTCGAGGATGCTATCCTTGCGCAGCAGGACAGCCTGAACAACGAGACGCTGGCTGCGATGCTGAACAGGTCGCGCGAAATCTCGATGCGGCTGGCGTTGATTGTGGCTGTTAGTCTGGGTGATGCCGAGATCACGGCGGAAGCTATGCAGTGGGCGATTGATTACACCGATTATTATGGAGCGAAAGCCATATCGGCCATGCAGAAAAACATGGCCGAGGGCGAATATGACCGCGACCGCAAAAAGGCAGCAGAGGCCATCATGCGTGCAGGTTCGGTCGGCTTGTCGATTGCCGAACTGCTCAAGGCCGTGCCGTCGCTGGGTAACATGCGCAAATATGACCGAGATGGCATCCTGACCCAAATCTGCATGGACTATCCAATCGAGCGTGTGGTGGCCAAGACCGGCAAGCGAGGCGCACCAACCATCATACATCGCAGGATTATCGAGGAGGAGACAGATTAGGTGTTGACATTACATAAACAACCCGCATAAGGTTGCCACGTTGGAGAAAACAGAAAGGAGAGCGAGATGAACAATCTTGCAACGCTTGCCCGCGATTGGCTTGACGCCAAGCGGGATGAAAAAAAGGCCAATATGCGTCGCCTCGACATCGAGGCACAGTTGGCCGAAGCCCTTGAGATCAAGAGCGAGGGCGCATCCACCACCCACATTGAAGGCTACAAGATCACGGCCACTCAGCCTGTGACGCGCAAGGTTGATGTGAAACGGTGGCAGCAACTTCAAAACGCCATTGATCCTGCCATGTGGCCGGTGAAGTGGAAGCTGGAAGCTGACGCGACTGGCTGCAAGTATCTGGCGAACAACGAGCCGGAACTGTGGGCCAAGATCGCAGACGCTTTTGAAGCCAAGCCCGGCAAGATCGGGTTTAAGATCGAGGAGGAGGTGTGATGGCCATTGACCTATCAACACTGAAGAAGCCAGACGGCAATCGCCCCATCATCTGCACGCTGTTTGGCGAAGGCGGCATGGGCAAGACCACGCTGGCAGCGATGTTTCCGCGTCCGGTGTTTATCAGGACCGAGGACGGATCGCAGAGCCTGATCGGCAATGACAACGTGAGCCTGTTTCCCATTGCCACGTCCACGCAGGATGTTCTCGATCAAATCGAGGCACTTGCCACGCAGGATCACGATTACAAGACGCTGGTGCTGGATAGCATCACGCAACTTGCGACGATGATTGAAAGCGAGATCGTGGCGGCTGATCCGAAGGCCAAGTCCATCAATCAGGCTGGCGGCGGTTATGGTGCAGGCTATAACGCTGCCGCTGAAAAACACCGCCAGATCAGGGAGTGGGCAGGTGCGTTGGCTTACGAACGCGGCATGAATATTGTGTTCATCGGCCACGCTGACACTGAAACTATCGACCTGCCCGACTTTGATCCTTATGGCCGCTACACGGTCAGGATGCACAAGAAGTCGCTGCCGCACTACACAGACAATGTAGATTTGGTCGGCTTTATCCGGCTCGTGAC